CTGCTGCTGCGGCGGCGGCGGCGGCCCCGACCCGATGTTCGCCCGCTGGTCACTCGCCCTCGACCGCGAACTGGAGTTCAAGCAGATGGTGGTCTGGGACAAGGGGCCGATGGGCATGGGCTGGCACTACCGGCGCAGCTACGAAACCGTGCTCGTGGCGATGAAGCCGGGCGGCCCGTGTAAGTGGTACGACGAGACTGACCGGGTTGAGAACATCATCCGGCCCGGCTTCCGGGGAATCCGCAAGATTATCCCGTCCGCCGCCGAACACCCGACGCCGAAGCCTATCGGGCTGGCGGCGCACTTCATCCAACTACACACGCAGCCGGGCGACGTCGTGCTCGACCCGTTCATGGGCGGCGGCTCAACCGGCGTGGCGTGCGCCGAACTTGGCCGCGACTTCATCGGCATCGAGCTAGACGAACACTGGCACGACTACGCCGAGCGTCGCATCGGGGCGGCGGCGGCGCAAGAGAGGCTGCCCGTATGACGGCCGAGGTGCTGAGGGGGGAGCGGGAATGAGAACCACCGTCCCACTTTACAAACTAGACGCGACTAACGGAGCGGACGAAACCTTGAAACAGCCTGCAAACGACAATATTCACGTCGGACATGAATATGGGCCAAACGCTGAATATGTTTCCTCAGACGGCAAGTTTCCTGCGTCAGGAAACTTGAATAGCGCCGAGCCGCGTGAAAGTACTGCGTACATAACTGATTCGCATAGTAACGCAGTACAACCACACGCGCGCGTCGGCACCGTCTACTACGACGAGGAGACCGGCGAGTACGTCATGCCGGGAGACTTCTTCGGCGAGGGGGAGCTGCGCTGGAAGGCAGACACGCCGTTTCCCAAACGGGAAACAGCCCCCCAGCATGAAACAGCAGCGGCCAGTAGTCAGGGATCGCTTGACTACTCAAAAGGATCGCTTGACTACTCAACTGCCGAGGATTACTCGACCCTTGACGGCCAGCTGCGCCTCTACGACCAGCGTTTCGACCGCGCCCTGGCCAGCCTCCTGCGCGACCTCGAATCGGGTGCATATCGCCTCCACCTGAGGCAGCTCGGCAGGGAGCGGCTGATCGCCGGGCACGCCATGTACGGCGACGAGATGTACCGCTGGCACCCGGCCGTGAGGCAGGCGAACACCGACGAGGAGGTCGCGGATGCCGTCGTGTACCTGACGAGCGAGCCGTGAAGCGCACCGCCGCCCTCCTCATTCTCCTCTGCGCTGCAGATTGGGCCCTCACGGCTGACGGGCTCGCGCTCGGCTTCAACAGCGAGCTCAACCCGCTCGTCGCCCCGCTGTTCGAGGTGGGCGCCGTCTTCGCCTTCGCCTGGAAGATCGGCCTTACGGCCGTAGGCGCCGGCCTGCTCGCCCTGGCCCGCGCTCCCCGCGCCCTCGCCTTCTGCGTCTGGGTCTACGCCGCCCTGCTGGCCTATCAGGTCGGCGCACGGCTTCTCATCCTCTAAGACGATTCAGCCCCCCAGAGGCGCCTCTCCTACCCTCGCCCTGAGTGCAGTGGAGGGCCGGTCGCCGCGCGCATGAGCCGAGGCGGGACCGAGCACCGGCGAGCAGGTGGGGGCCGCCGGCGTCCTGCAGGCTACCGAGGAGGAGCGTGAAGAGTGCCATCCTGGTCGCGCTCATCGCAGCGACCGTCTTCTCTGTCGGCGCGTCTGGCGAACCTGCTCGCGCGGCTCAAGGCGCCTGCCCGATCTGGCAGGCGGAGCGCGACGTCAAGGCCGCCGAGCGCGCCGTTGAGCGGGCAGAGGCTCGCCTCGGCGAGGCACGCCGAGTCCTTGCGCAGACAAAGCGAGCGACGGCTCTCTACGGAGCCGGAACTGGACGCTGGGTACGACTTGCTCGCCGGACAGGCTGGCGCTGGGACGAGCTTCCGACCCTCATGCGCGTGGTCTACGGCGAGAGCCGGGGCAACCCCCGCGCGACGAACGGCCAGTACCGTGGTCTCATGCAGCACGGCGCCTACTGGTATTCGGTCTACTGGAGCTTCGACCCCTACAAGCCCCGCGCCTCGCTCCTCTACGGGCGCAAGCTCAAGCGCCTCTGCGGGTGGGAGCAGTGGAGCGCCTACTGACGCATAGCTAGCAGGTCAAGTGACGCCCACTGCTCACAAGGGCTGGGCGTTGGGAGGGTCCCGGACGCGGGGGAGCAAGGTGGGAGCCCCCCTGCACGACAGGAGGAAAGAGATGGACTGGTCGGTATTCCAAGCAGCGCTCATCCGCTTCGGATGGACGCTCGTCCTCACCTACGGGGCGCAGTTCGTCGCCTGGGGTGTGGACACCGGCAACTGGGAGGCCGTCGGCGCCACGGGCGCCACGGCGAGCGCCCTCGCGGCGGTCGTCTACGGGCTCAAGAAGTTCTTTTTCCCCGACACGACCCTCTAGTCGCCGTCGCCCTAGCGCGCCGGCCGCGCCCCCTGCGGCTGGCGCGCTACCCACACCCCGCCATGCTCTGCCTGCCTTGAAGGAACATGCCGCGCCGCGTCGAACACGCTCCTACGTTGTCACGATTGAAGACGCGTAAGGCTTGCAACCGGCGCGATATTGCTCACAGAATGTGCACAACCTGTCGATACAGAAGCTAGAGGAGGTGATGCGAACGCCGACATGACCGGCATCACGAGACAGGGAGAAGATTTTGTCCTGCAAGATACGGGGCGCCGCTCCCCGACACGAGATACGGCGCCCGGCTCCCGAGAACAGAAGCAAGCCCACCTATAAGCACAACCGGCGCGAAAGCGCAAGGCCTTCCGCCGTTGGCCCCCTGGCTCTGCCACGACCGGCCGAGCCGCCCCTCGTCAGCTTCAGGCCCCGCCGGCACGCCCACGCGCGCCCCGGCGGCTTCGCCGTCTTCGCCTTTGTGCTCTTCGCCGTCTTCTACCTCGCCGGCCACATCGCCGTCTGGGCGATCGGCTGGCAAGGCCTGGCGGCTACCGCCGGCGCGCTCCTCTACGTCGTCGCCCTGGCGACCGCCTGGGGCATCGCGAACGGCGCCCGCAAGGGAGGTTCCTGATGGACTACCTGCTCACACTCGTCGTCATCGCCTGGCCGGTCGCCCTCGCGGTCGGCGGCCACGTCGCCGTCTTCGCCTTCGTACTCTTCGCCGTCTTCTACCTCTACTGGAGGGCACGGTGACGCGCGCCTACACGCGGCGCATCGAGCCCGCCAACCTGCGCGACCTGCCGAGCGTGCTCGACACGCAGCAGACGGCGAACGTCCTGCGCGTCTCCGTCGAGCGCGTCCGCGAGCTTGCCAAGGCCGGCCGCCTGCGCAACCTCGCCTACTCGTCTGACTACCTCTACGACGCCCGCGAGGTCCTGCGGTTCCTCGAGGAGGCCACCGATGCCTGACCCCTACCGCGCCACGATCAACGGCAAAGCCAGCGGCGTCTGGGCGGCCGAACTGGGCACGCCCGTCGAGGTCATCGACCACGCCGCCAACGGCCGCGCCGTCCTCGTGCGTATGCCCGAGGACGCGCGGCTCTGCAAGAAGGCTGGGCGGCTCTGCTGGATACCGAGCCGCTGGGTCGACGAAGAACCCGCGCCGCGGACCTGCCCGGTCTGCGGGGCACCGATCGAGAGCCAACACCCAACTGATGGAGGTCAGGAATGAACGCACAGCCCATCGTCGTCAACCCGCTCGTTATCGAGCGAATCGACGTCGAGATCGTCGGCCGCACGCCCCTCATTGTGCACAACTGGGACGAGAAGGCCAAAGAGGAGATGCGCTCCAAGGGCGACCCCAACAAGGCGCCAAAGAAGCGCGAGAAGCGCGACCCCCAGGCAGCCTTCCAAGCGAGCCGCTACATCATGCCGGACGGCGCCGACGGCTTCCCCGCCGTGGCCTTCAAGGCCGCCATCGCCGACGCCTTCCGGTTCTTCGAGGGCAGCGGCCTCAAGAAGGTCAACCTCAAGCAGTCAATCTTCATCAGGGGCGAAGGCCAGAACCAGCTCGTCCGCATCATCGGCGAGCCCGAGATGCGAGAGGACATGGTCCGCGTCGGCATGGGTCAGACCGACTTGCGCTGGCGTGCACAGTTCTGGCCCTGGGGCGTGATCCTGCCTGTCGAGTTCATGCCCTCCATGATCGGCGCTGACGCGCTTGTCAACCTCATCAACGCGGCCGGCTACGGCGGCGTCGGCGAGTGGCGCCCGTCTGCCCCGAAATCCGCGACCGGCAACTACGGCATGTTCGAGGTGAAGACATCATGAACGTACCCACGACCCGGCAGCTTCTCGAGGACATCTACCACGACCGCGGGCGGCTCACGCCAGCCGACGTCGTCGATGTCGCGCAATCCGAGGACCACCCGCTGCACGACCGTTTCACATGGGACGACGGCGAGGCCGCGGAGAAGTGGCGCCTCGAAGAGGCCAGCCACCTCATCCGCACGACGCGCGTGGTTCGCGAGATCGTCGATCACGGCAAGGCTCGCGTCGTGGTCGTCCGCGCCTTCCCCAACATCGCCGGCGAGGACTACATCCCAATGGACGTCGTGCTCGGGCGCCCCGACCTTGAGCAAGCCCTACTCGAGGAAATGCGGGCTGACATCCGCGAGCTCGAGCGCAAGTACAAGGCGCACCTTGCCCTCTTTCACGAGGTCCTCACATCGGCGAGCGCCTAGGCAGGCCTGCCATGGCGTGGCACGGCAGGGCTTGGCCGGGCAAGGCAGGCAAGGCAGGGCATGGCGAGGCGCGGCACGGCAGGGCAAGGCAAGGCAAGGCGTGGCACAAGAACCGAAAGGACTGACGTGAGCAGCTTCGCCGCCGAAGAGCGCGAGCTCGAGGAGCGCGAGTACGAGGACGAGGTGCAGGCCGCACTCCGCGCCCGCAGCTTCGACGCGATCCACGACCTGCAAGTCTCCGCGTCCGCCCTCGCCGAGGCCATCCGCCGGCGCGCCGTCGCCGAGCGCGACGACCGCCGCGACCTGCGCCAGGCAATCGAACGCTGCGCGGCCATGTGGGAGACGCAGGAATGCGACGGGCGCTGCTCGAGGTGCGAGGCGGTGGGGGCAAATGACTGACCTCGTCCCGTACACACCGCAAGAGGTCGAGCGCCCCGACGATACCGACCAAGCCCTCGCCCTCGTTGACGCCGCCCGCCAGCAGTTGGCACAGGCCGAGACGCTTCAGGACTTCACCTCAATCGCGAAGAAGGCTGAGGCCATCCGCTACCTCACCAAGAAAGCTGGCCTCGCCCTCGCGGCCACCAACGCTGCCGCCCGCCTCAAGGTCGATGCCGAGCGACGGTGCGGGGCCATGCTGCTCGAGCTCAAGCAGGCGGGCGAGTACGGGCCGGGGCGCAAATCGTCCATCGTGGACGATTTGCCAGCGCACGTCGTCACCCACCGCTGGCAGGACATGGCGCGAGTGCCGGAGGAAGCCGTGCGCCTGTACCTCACCACGCAAGAGGAGAAGGGGGCAGAGATAACGAGCGCCGCCATTCAGCACATGGGCGCTCGTATCCGGCGCATGGAGACCGTCCACGAGCGCGATGAGGCGCTGCATGAAGACTGGCTACGCGCCGCTTTCCAGATCGCTGCCGCGAAGGGCCAATACCAGCGCTGCCTGCTTGAGCCAAATCCCACGAGAGGCGTTCTTGTTGGCATACGGGAGCTGTGGGAGGCGAAAAGGCCATGACCTTTCCAGAGTACCAATCGCTGGCCGCCACCAACTGGTCCCTGCTCAAGGAACTGTCGAGAAGTCCTCGGCACTACCAGTACCGCCTCACCCACCCGCGCGAGGACACCCCGGCCATGCGCCTCGGCCGCGCCGTCCACTGCGCCGTGCTCGAGCCGCGCCAGTTCGCCCGCTCCTTCGTCAGCTATGACGGCACCCGCCGAGGCAAGGCGTGGGAGGAGTTCGCCGACGCCCACGCCGACGTCGACATCTTGAGCGTAACGGAGATGGAGCAGTGTCACGCGATCCGTGACGCCGTGCGCTCGAACCGCGACGCCCGCCGCCTGCTGCGCAAGGGCGAGTCCGAGAAGACGATCACCTGGACCGACCGCGCCACGCGCATCCCCTGCAAGGCGCGCGTCGACCGCGTCGGCCACGGCTTCTTCGTCGAGCTCAAGACGACGCGCAGCCTTGACCCCCGCGACTTCCAGCGCACCTGCGCCGCGCTCTCCTATCACGGCCAGCTCGCTTTCTACGCCCGCGGGCTCAAGGCGAACCGGCGCAAGACGCACCCCGTCCTGATCGCCGTCGAGAACGAGCCCCCGTACGACGTCGTGATCTACGAACCCGACGAGGACTTCCTCTGGCTCGGCGACGAGCTCGCCGGCGAGCTGCTCGCCAAGCTCGCCGCCTGCCGCAAGGCCAACCGCTGGCCGGGACGCAGCACGGGCGTTCAGGCGCTCTCGCTGCCCGGCTGGATGCTCAGTCAATACGACGAGGCCACGAGCGACCTCGTGTTCACGAAGGAGACCTGATGCCCAGCTTCAACGTCGACAAGGAGTTCCCCGAGCGCTGGCTGCACGGTATCGACCTCGAGGGTAAGGCGCGCACCCTGACGATCAAGGACGTCTACCCCGAGGACGTGCGCGACCCGCAGAGCGGCAAGACCGAGCGGGCGCTCGTCATCTCGTTCGTCGAGACGCCGCGCGAGTACCTGTGCAATATCCAGAACCGCCGCGTCCTGCGCACGCTCTGGGGCAAGATGACCGGCGAGTGGACGGGCAAGCGCATCGTCCTTGAGGCTGTCCCGTCGCAGGTCGGCCCGACCGGCTGGCGGATCGTGTTCACCGGCTCACCGGACATCGACAAGCCGGTGACCGTGCAGGTCGGCGGCCCCGAGGCCAAGCGCGTCATCAAGCCCACGAAGAAGGCCGGCAGCGCGACCGACGCGGCGCCTGGCATGGACGCCGCCGCCTTCGCCGCGGCGAAGGCCAAGCCGGCCGCAGACGGCCCCTCTGACGGGGCCATCTTCTGATGCTCGCCTGGACGGACTCCGACGAGCTCATCCTCGAGCACCGCGACCTCGCGCACCGCTTCGCCCACAGGTACCGCGGCCTGCTTGAGAAGGACGACCTCTACGCCGTCGCCGACGTCGGCCTCTGCGTCGCGTCGCGCACCTGGCGCCCGGCTGCGAGCGACTTCGTCCGCTACCTGCACTCCAAGGTCATGCAACACGTCGTCAACGAGATACGGCGCGAGCGCGGGCGACCCGGCCGCGAGCGCATCCACACCGTCGCCGTCGAGCCCGAGGATCTCGAGGTCGCCGTCCCGCGCAAGGACATCGAGACGATCGTCGACCTGCGCATCGCGCTCGACCGTCTCGGCGAGACGCCGCGCCGCATGCTCTGCGCCCACGCCGCCGGCTACACGCTCGGCGAGATCGCCGACGCCTACGGCGTCTCCGAAAGTCGCGTCTGCCAGGTCACGGTCAAGGCGCGCCGGTTCCTCGAGGAGGTCGCATGAAGGCCTCACGCATCCTGACCGCCGAGCCCGTCCGCCACAAGGCCGCGCAGGGACGCGTCTGCGCCGCGCCCGGCTGCGAGACGAGGCTCAGCGTGTACAACCTCGGGCGCTACTGCGGCGTCCACGAAGACCGGGAAGAACCGCCGGTCCCCGAGCGGGTCTGCACGGCTTGCGGCGAGACGCACCCGCTCACCGCCGACTACTGGCGGCGCGACATCCACAACCCCGAAGGCTTCAAGGCCCGCTGCAAGCGCTGCGACCGACGTGCCGAGGCCGCCGCCTATCGCGACCGCCACGGACGCCGCACCTGCGCCGTCTGCCGACATCGCAAATGGCTCACCAAGCGCCACTGGCGCAAGAGCCGCGGTAACGGCGGCTGGAGCCTCATCTGCCGCGGCTGCGAAGACGCGATCGCCGCCGAGCGCGAGGGCCGCAAGGTCACCGTCGTCGCCGTCAGCCGAGTCCTGCACCTGGAGGTCGCGCCTTGACCTGNNCCGAGGACTGCCCCGGCATCTTCGACGAGCCCCACGCCGGCTGGCCCTTCTACGTCGTCCTCATCGGGCCGCTCACGGACGGGCCGATCGGCTACCTCGGCAACGTGCAACGCTTCTGCGAGGTCGCCGGCGAGCTCATGATGGCCGGCTACTGTCCCTTGAACCCGGCGACCGACCTCCTCGAGTGCCTGGTCAACCCGGAGCTCGGCGTGGGCATCGTCCAGCGGCGGACGCGCGAGATGCTGCGCCTCGTCGCAGCGGCCCCAGAGGGCCGGCGTGCCGCTCTCTGCCTGGGCACCGAGAACGGCGCCGGCGAGCCGTCATACGGCGCCATTCGCGAGCTCGAGGAGTGCGTCGAGCTCGGCCTGCCGATCGTCACGACGCTCACCGAGATCCACGACATGAGAGGGAGTGAGCCGTGAGCGCCTGGCTTGTCGCCTTCGGCTACGGCCTCGTCTGCGCCCTTGCCGGCGGCGCCGCCGGCTTCTACATCCGCGGCCTCTGGGGGCGGGAGAAGTGAGCGCATGGATCAAGCTGCACGGCAACGCCTTCGCACACCCCAAGACGCGCCGCATGGCGAAGCGCCTCGGCATCGCGCCGGCGGCCGTCGTCGGACACCTCGCGAGCCTCTGGACCTGGGCACTCGAATACGCCCCGCAGGGTGACCTCGCCGGCTTCGAGATCGAGGAGCTTGAGATCGCCGCCGGCTGGGACGGCGACGACGGAGCCTTCATCGCCGCCGCCACCGTCGCCGGCTACCTCGACGCCACCGACGCCGGCCTGCTCCACGACCAAGCACTCACGATCCACGACTGGTACGACTACGCCGGCAACCTCCTGGCACGTCGTGAGCGCAACCGCGACTACATGCGGCGCGCACGTGGACACCACGTGGACACCACATCGCGTCCACGTGGAGAGCTAGAGAAGAGTAGAGAAGAGTTAAGACCCATACCCTCACCGGCTGGCGCCGTTGAGGACGTTCTTGCTGTTGATAACTCCGAGCAAGGCGACCGCTTCACCGAGTTCTGGACGCTCTACCCCCGCAAGGTCGGCAAGGCCGAGGCGCGGCGGCGCTGGAACCGCCTGACGAAGAAGGACCGTTCGTCGGCGGCCGCCGCCGCCGGGCACCTCGCCGGGTACGTGACCGGCGCCGGGGTCGACCTGCAGTACGTGCCCCACCCCGGGACCTTCATCGGCCCCAAGCGGAGCTTCGAGGACTGGGCCGAGGGACTGCCGCCGGGGTACGCCGCGCAGCTGCCGACCAAGGCCGACGAGGGTCCCATCCGCTGCCTCGCCTGCAAGGACGAGATCACGCCCGACGACTTCCTCGAGGCAGCCTACGTCGAGGGCCGCGGCTGGCTCCACCGGGGCTGCCGCCGGCAGGCGAGGAGGTCGGCATGAACGCCCAGCTCGAGCTCCGCGGCGTCGACCCGCTCGCCGACGCCCTCGCCTGGAAGCGGGCGAACCCGGAGGCCTACCGGGCGCTCGTGCTCTGGGCCAAGGAG